GTTTCATCCGCGAGATCTCAAGCGTGATCGTACACACGCGCGAACAGGCCGTCAAGGTTGTCCTTGATGTTATCGGTGCCGCGGAGTTAGACGAGGAGGAAAAGGATGCTTGAGTTTCTAGCACCGTATGCCGACACTACGATTGCCTTCACTCAGCTGATCATCTCAGCCGCGGTGATCCCGACGATCTGGGCAGGGCGGAAGTTTCAGGGTGTACCTCTGACCTCCAGTCTGCTCTTGTCTCCAGGACTGTACATAATCGCCGCATGTTTACAGTCTCAGGATCTACCGCAGGCGGCAGTAACGACTCTGTTCGGCGCAACGATGTGGGGCATCGTGGCCGTGCAGAGAGCTTGGCCGAGGGCAGGGAAGTGATCCACGATGGACGAACGATACGTGCAGGTGAGCACCCCCGAGCGCTCGCTTGCCAAGGGAGTGACTTAGGAGGTCAGCGGCCTCGTGACGGTTGCAGTGGTGGCGCTGCTTGTTACAGGTAACCTTCTGGCAGCCCTGGCCATCGGCGGCGTGGTATTTCCTGTTCGCGTGGGCATGTACTTCCTGCACGAGCGTCTGTGGAAACACTTCAAGTGGGGGCACCGTTATGTGGAGTGTGAATGATGCCTGAGTACAAGGGACTCTGGTTGCCAGATGATGAGACCCCGGGCGGGGTCAAGCTGGTGCGGCCCAAGCCGAAGGCCAAGACTATGGCTGACATCGAGCGGGCGACCGCTGGTAAGAAGTCTGAGCGGCCGAAGCCCAAGGCGATCAAGTTTCCCACGAACATTCCCCCGGGCTATGCGTTGCGCGTGGTTGCGGAGGCGCTCAAGTTTGTCCGCAGCGTTGACTGTCTCAAGTCGAACTCGGGCCGACACCGCTATGCGGGCTATCCGAAGGAGTCAGCTACGTGTGCGCACTGCGGGGTCAAGCGACCTGAGTACCGCACGTGTGACTTCTGTCGTGGGTTCGAACCGCTGGTCTGCATGTTCTGTGGTGGGTGCCGCGCCGACGTCAAGCCGGCCGATGCCAAGCAGTTCATCGAGGAGCTGCTGTGGAACATTGTGGGCCGACCGAAGAAGGCGGTTAAAAAGAAGCGTAAGCGGCGCGTCAAGCCCAAGCGGGTATAGTAAAACGTGACTGTGCTGCTTAACTTTTGGGTCCCGGGGAAGCCCGTGACGAAGGGCTCTTGGTCTGCCATCAAGTCAAAGACCACGGGCAATATCTTCTTCAAGGGACCAAAGCACCTCAAGGCGTGGCAACGAGCCGTGCATGATGAGGCCAAGCGACAGTGGGACGCTGAACCGTTGGCTGCGTGTGGATTCGATGTGACCGTCGTGTTCTTTCTGCCTAGACCCAAGACGGTCAAGCGACCACTGCCCTGGGGGCGGTATGACGGTGATGTCGATAAGTACCTGCGGGCAATTCTCGACGCGTTGACCGGGGTGCTGTATGTTGACGACGCGCAGGTGATTCGAGCGGTTCCGATGAAGCTCTACACCGATGCCAACCCGGGGGTCAAGGTCATCGTCAAACCCTTCGAGGAGATCAATGGACTCGACTTCGAACGATGAATATTGGAAGCCGAACAACTGGGACATCAGAGACGGCGATCAGGAGAAGCTAAAGCAGGTTCTGAAGAACGCCTTCGGTCTGACGTTCCCAGAGTGCGCGTGCTGTGACGGTCACATCTCACCATTTGATGCGTTGACCGAGGCGTACTTCGCGCAGTATCCCATCATTATCTGGCTCGCAACACGAGGGTCGGGCAAGACCGTAATGCTGGCTGCGCTCGCCAGTCTCGAGGCGCTGGCTGAGTATAACTGCACGGTCCTTGGTGGCTCGGGCGAGCAATCGCGCCGGGTGCACGAGTCGATGGCGGCGGCGTGGCGGCACGAGATCCAACCTGAGGATCCGACGCAACCGGTGATTACGGCGGAGACTTTCGTTGACGGTGACATCGGATCATGGCGGACCAAGATGCTGCGTGGTAACTGGATTCGAGCTCTGACAGCATCACAGCGGTCGGCTCGTGGTCCTCACCCTCACAGGCTGCGACTTGACGAGGTCGACGAGATGGACGAACGGATCATGGACGCCGCGATGGGCCAGACGTTGACAACCGATCCGACACGGCCGGCGCAGACGGTGCTGGCCTCAACGCACCAGCACGAGTCAGGTACGATGACCACACTTCTCAAGCGCGCGGTTGAGCGCGGTTGGCCGGTCCGTCGCTGGTGTTGGCGCGAGGTCGTGGAGCATGATGACAACCCCGGGAGCTGGCTACCGATGTCGGAGGTTGAGCGTAAGCGTACCGAGGTTTCTGACTCCATGTGGCGCGTTGAGTATGAGTTGGAGACGCCGGTCGAGGGCGGCTCGGTCTTCAATGAGTCGATGTTGCGTCATCTCTTTGCGGGTCGACGTCTTGAGGATCACATCAACGAATACTACGAACTGGAGAAGCCCAAGAAGGATGCGGATTATGTGACCGCTGCTGACTGGGCGCGGAAGCGAGACTTGACGGTCATTGTGACGATACGGCATGATTGCACACCGGCGCGGTTGGTCGCTATTGAGCGCCGGTACCGTGAGCCGTGGCCGCGATTGATCGGGCGGTTCAACACGAGACTTGAGCGCTACCCGGGCAAGGGAATTCATGATGCAACCGGTCTGGGTGACGTGGTGGCTCATTACATCGTGGGCAAGAAGGTCGAGGACTTCATTATCACCGGATCCAACAAGAACAAGATGTTCATCGACTACGAGACGGCGGTGGATAAGCAAGAGATTGTGCTACCGCGTATGGCATCGTTGATGTCTGTTCACCGGTATGTGCTCAAGGACGACCTCTATGGCAAGGGACATTCGCCGGACGAGCTGGTCGCTTTGGCGTTGGCTTGGCAGATCTGCTCGGGTCGCTATCACGTGAAGCGCGGCGCGATGCCGCACAAGATAATACGGGTTTGATTATGCGTGGGCGTCAGTTTTCTCAAAATGATCCTTGGTCTCAGGATGCTCGGGCGAGGTCCACGCGGTTTACTGGGCATAAGCATTCGGCTGAGACACGGCGACGGATGTCGCGGACGCACAAGGGCAAGCCACATCCGCATACGAGGCCAATGGGCATCAGGCCCAATGCGGCCTCGAGACTGAAGATGTCGATCTCTGCGGCTAGGAGAGTACTTCGCGGCTACTGCAAACAGTCGTCATTGGAATTGGCCCTATGTCAGTTACTCCAGATAGCCGGCTTCGACTTTCAGGAGCAGGTACGCTTCGGTCGCTATGTGGTCGATGCTTTCGTGTTGAGTCACGGGCTCGTGTTCGAGGCGGATGGTATGTATTGGCATCATCATCAAGATAAGGAACGCGAGGCTTATCGTGACGCGTATCTCGTGGACCGGGGCGTTGTCGCGGTGATTCACTTGACCGACGATGACCTTGGGCAAAAGGGATTGACATGATGCTACAGTTAGGATTCGGAGTTATCATGGCGGACCCGCCCTGGGCATTCAGGGATCGGGGAACGCCGAACCGGCGACTTAGTCGCTTCTATGACACCATGGCGTTGGATGAAATCTGTCAGCTGCCGGTCGAGCGCTTCGCGCTGCCGGACTGCGTGCTGTTGCTCTGGTGTCCGAGCGCGATGGTCAACGACGGGCTGCGTGTAATGGAAGCCTGGGGATTCAACTACAAGACGATGGCCGTGTGGGTCAAGCCGCGGATGGGCATGGGTCACTACTTCAGGTCGTCACACGAGCTGATTCTCCTGGGAACGCGCGGTCGGCCGGAGGTCAAGTTTCGTTCGCAACCGTCCTGGTTCTTCGCGCCCGTGCAGGACCACTCGCACAAGCCTGAAGAGCTGTATGACATCGCGGAGCGAATGTTCAACGGTCCCTATCTCGAGCTGTTCGCTAGGCGAGCGCGCCCGGGGTGGGCCGCATGGGGAGACCAGCTATGATATATCTGTCAGGAGTGCTCGAGGTTGAGCTGAAGGGCGGGAAGCACGTGCTCGCCGTGGCGGCCTGGATGCAGCGAGCGCCGGACGGGCGCGATACGCCGATGTTCCTGGGCTTTGACCCAGAGACCCATGAGCCGCACGAGTTCTCATTGCGAACGATCGCGAAGATCAACTCCGTCTTGGTGCGCTAATGTGTCAGCCTGGAGTGACATTTTGAGCAAGAGTCGACGGGGGCGTTGGATGACGACCCAGGACGGCCGCACCCGCCGCGAGGTGGTATTGGGGTTGCGCCGGGGTACGGGCGCCGTCTATGAGACTGCGGGGTTGGTTAGACAGGAGGTTGCGCGTGCTGTGCGGCGGGTTAATCGTCGATCTTCCCACTCGGCGATCCGTGTGATACAATGGGAAGTGAGATGGCGACGAAGCGGACCGCGACATCTGTATCTATATGTCGATATCGACGTTGATGGGCCGGCAGGTCTGATTGAGTTTCGACCGATATCGACCTACGTTGCGGTTAAGCAAGGTGAGGTAAGCTTCACCAATCCGATCGTCCGAGGTGACGCCGCGATCATGGTCTGGAACATCAGGACGATGTACAACATCAGGGCGAGCGCGAGACTGGAGTGGTAACGATGGCGAAGCAAGGTGAGGAAGAGGGCCGGACGCGATTGGCCAAGGCGATCTGGTTTGGTCCTACCGGGAAGGCTGCCACGTGGCCGGACGACGAGGTGCGGTCCAAGCAGCTGACCGAGGACCCGTTCGCGGGCGTGTCAGCCTACGGTACGCTCGTGCGCAAGCCACCTTACTCGATGGAACAGCTCGTGCTGTTGGCCGAATCACATCCAGTGCATGCGGCGGCGCTTGAACAGAAGGCATTGGATGTCATTGCTTCGGGTATTCAGCTTGAACCGACCGAAGACGACGCTAACGATGAGATCAAGGACGCGATCCTAGAATGGCTGGACGGGCTGGCTGCTGAGGCGACCCTCATCGAGATCCTCAACGCTATGTGGCTTGACTATGAGACGGTCGGCTGGGGAGTGCTCGAGCTCGGGCGCGATCCGAGTGGTGTCATCAAGAAGATGTGGCATGTGCCGGCGCACACCGTTCGCGCTCACCAGGACAATAAGCGTTTCGTACAGATGCGTCACGGCAAGGTCGTGTGGTTCAAGCGTTGGAACGCCATGCCGGAACAGATCCTAGCGAGTGACGGTCGACAGGCTTGGGAGAGCGTGGGCCACGACAAGTTGGCCAATGAGTTCCTCGTGTTCCGCAAGCCGTCTCGTCGAAGCACATGGTATGGCATTCCGACCTATATTGCTGCACTTGGACACATCACGCTGGCCATCGCGGCCCGGGATTTCAATATCAAGTTCTTCAGCAACGCCCGAGAGCCACGTCACATGATCGTGATCAGCGGCGTGAACGAGGAGAAGGTTGACGCCCTGCTGGAAGACTTGGAGGGGGAACTCAAGACACAGCACGGTGCAGGATCGGATCCTCACCGTAACTTGCTGCTAGCGCTGGGAGGCGATCAAGTCGAGGTGGTCATCAAGAGCATGGCGCTTCCGCAGAATGACTTGCATTTCACACGGCTGTTGGAGCTGACCGATCGCAACATTCTCATTGCGCATCGTATGCCGCCTGACCGGTTGGGTTTTGTGACGCGCGGTAGCCTGGGTGGCAGTGTCACGGCGGACATTATCTTTGCCTATAAGAACGGCGTGATCGCCCCCGGGCAGTCAGTGTTGGCCGACCGGTTGAACCGCTTCCTCGGTGTGGAATATCCGAAGGCACAGGGGACGGAAGCGGCACAGAAGCCGTCTTGGAAGATCACTCTCGAGGACATGGATCTCTCGGACGAGATGATGGACACCAAGGTTGTTGCGGAGCAGATCAAGATCAACCTCATGACACTGAACGAAGGACGTGAGCGGTTGGGCATGGAGTCGCGTGACGGGTTGGACATGACGCTACAGGAGTTCATGACCGAGCACGGCGCGAGCCCAGCGGTGATGGCTGCCGCGACGGCCGACAACCCACAGGGAATGGTGATGACCGAGGAGGTCATTCAGCGACTTGAGGCCGTGGACGAGCTGATGCGTATGCTACACGAGGAAGTAGAGGAGTCGGCACTTGGCGGTGAGACGCACGAGGACGAATAAGTTCAGGGGACAGCTGTTCGATCTGCACCAGCACCTTCAGTGGCTCTGGAAGGCCAGTCGAACGCCGCAGGCCAAGTGGTACCTCGAGTACCTAAAGCGGCGCAAGGTTGAGCGACAGATCACACGAGAGGCTGCGCGGTTTATGACACACATGGATGAGTCATTGCCGATGCGCGGACTGATCATCGCGTCGCGCAGGTTGTGGGCGCCGCACATCTTGGTCGACCCGACCGAGTTGGCAAAGCAGGACAAGCCGATTCTGCCCCCGGGTGCGATTCCAACCATCACGGCGCAGGTGAGTAAAGCGCTTGAGGATCTGGTTGCTGGCGCAATGGACATCTCGCCCGCGGAACTCATTGACACGCTGGCCGGCGCGGCGGAGACCGCGACATCGGCGGCGCTCGGTGGGCTGGGTCTGCCGAGTGAGATCGTGTGGGAGGACGCCGCAGCATCTTGGAAGCAACTGTTCCCTGAACTCGCGAAGCAAGTTGAGTCGATGCTCGCCGATGCGGCTGCTGAGCATGCGGTCAACGTGGCTGACCTTCTGGTCGAAGCGACGGATCCCCGCAGGCCCATGACGATCGCACAGGCGACGAAGGGAGTACAGTCTAGGTTGAAGGACATCACGAAGTGGAAGGCTTTGCAGATCGCACGAACCGAGACGGCCCGGTCCTACGGTATTACGGCGCAGACCGTCATGGAGCGCAATGGTATCAAGGCGCGCCGAGTGCTGACTGCGGCCAAGTCACCGGTCGCGGCCATCTCACCTGTGTGTTCGTTTTGTCAAGACGCGGCGAGCATGG